GACCCCCGCTGGCACAGTCATTCGCTCGGTGAAATCACGGTACTGGACGAATGATTGGGATTCAATGTATCAGTTCATCAAGGACAACGATGCGTTTGGCCTGCTGGAAAAGCGACTCCATCAGACACACATGAAGGAGTTCTTGTCCGAGAATCCCAACCTGCTCCCTATGGGTCTCAACGTAGAGAGCGAATACACCGTGACTGTTAGACGTGCAAAGGAAAAGTGAAATGAGCAACATTACTGTGATCGACCAGAACCTGCCCGACTTTCTGCAACAAGCAGGCGTCAGCAATCTGACCAAGCAACTTGCCGGTAGCTCTGGCATCAAGCGTATCGTCCCCAAGAACGGCATCTTCCGCAAGGTCGTCGGCAAAGAGGAGATGGGCAAAGTGAAGGGGAGCATGAACGCGGTCATCGTGAATGCCTCTGCTCACGTTGGTCGTATCTTCTACCTCAAAGCGTGGACGCCCGACTCTGAGCCGTCTTCCCCTGACTGCTTCAGCAACGACGGTGTTAGCCCGGACTCTGGCTCTGCAAACCCGCAAGCCAGTCGGTGCGACTCGTGCCCCCAGAACATCAAAGGTTCGGGCATGGGCAACTCCAAGGCATGCCGTTACAGCCGCCGCATCGCTCTGATGCTGGAAGAAGACTTTGGCACTTCGCTCGAAGGCACTGTGTACCAGATGAACTTGGCCTCCAAGTCCCTGTTTGGTGATGGCGCTGGTGACAACACCTACACGTTCGAGAACTACACCAAGTACCTTGCCAACAACGGCAAGTCTCTGGACTACGTGGTGACTCAACTGAGCTTCAACGAAGACAACGACAACCAGTCGGTGCTGTTCAGCCCGGTGCGCTTCATCAACAAGAGCGAGTACGAAGTGGCTTCCAAAGCTGCCGCCAAGCCCGAGGTGCAGAAGATGGTCATCCTGACTCCGTACCAAGCCGACATGTCTGGTCGCCAACTGGCCGCACCGGAACCCAAGGCCAAGGCTGAGAGCGATGAAGCCATCCCTGAACCCACCAAGCGTGAGTCCAAAGCCAAAGCAGCCGAGCCTGCTCCTAAGAAGGAGATCAAGGACGTGCTCAAGGCTTGGGGCGACGAGGAGTAATCCATGAGCTATGGCTACAGTCAGAGCTTAATGCAAGCCAATAAAAAGGCAAGTGCTAAGTCTCTGGGTGTAGCTTTGGGTCGCGTGTGTATAGATAAGGGGATCAGTGTGACTGACGTGGCCGACTACTTCAGAGTCAGCCGCATGACTGTCTACAACTGGTTCAAGGGGGCCTGTATCCCCCACCCTCTGATGCACGGGCACATCCGAAGCTACATCTCAATCTACTCCAAGAAGTAACCCATGCCCACATTTGACCTCCTTGATACGGTGCTGCCCACAGAGGGTCGGTACTGTGTGCTCGGGATTGGTCGGTATGTAGATCAGCATTTTGTAGATACACGTGAAGAGGTAGATGCCCTAGCCGAACAGTTTGTGCAGAACAAGTTTGACGTTTACTTCGGTTGCGCGAAGTTTGGGCCAGACAACAACCGCACACACGACAACGCCAAGTACTTCCGCGCCCTGTGGATGGACATTGACTGCGGCCCCACAAAGGCCACACCCGACAAGAACGGCGTCGTCAAAGGGTACATCGACCAGCAAACCGGCCTTGCCGAGTTTGAAAAGTTCTGCATCACTGTTGGCCTGCCAAAGCCAATCATCGTTAGCTCCGGGTACGGCATCCATGCCTATTGGCTGCTGGACCGAACAATCTCCCGCAACGAGTGGGAGCCCCTGTCGCAACGACTGCGTGAGTTGTGCGAAGAAAACGGCCTGATTGTTGACGCCTCTGTCTTTGAGGCATCGAGAGTCTTGCGCATCCCCGGCACCTTCAACTTCAAGCGTGAAGAGCCAGCCCCAGTAGAAGTTTGGAATTCGGATACGCCAGAACTGGTAGTCGAAGAACTGGTCGAACTGCTCGGCGCACCGCCGCCAAAGGAAGACCGCCCCGACTTCTTACCCAGCGTCAGCCCGATGATGGAGACCCTGATGGGCAATCGCGTCAAGCGGTTCAAGACCATCATGCTCAAGTCAGCCGAAGGCGAAGGCTGCAACCAGTTACTACATTGTTATAACAACCAGAATGACGTTGAGGAGCCGCTGTGGTTCTCGGCCCTGTCGATCGCAGCACACTGCATTGACGGCAACGAAGCCGCGCACAAGATTTCAGAGCACTACGAAGGCTACGACCCCGATGAGGTCGAGAAGAAGCTGGCCAACCTGCGCAAGAATGGTGGACCCCACCACTGCGCTACGTTCAAAAAGCTGAACCCCCAAGGCTGTGCAGGCTGTGTGCATGACGGCAAGATCAAGTCCCCGATCATGCTGGGGTTTGAAATCCTCGAAGCCGACGACGAAGGCGAAGTGACCTTTGTTACAGACGAAGGCGACGCTACAACCTACCACATACCTGAGTACCCGTTCCCCTACTTCCGTGGCAAAAACGGCGGGGTTTACCGCAAGCCCAAGGAGGAGGAAGAAGAACCCACTCTGGTCTACGAGCATGACCTGTACGTGGTCAAGCGCATGCGACACAACGAACTCGGCGAGGTGGCTGTAATTCGGCTGCACCTGCCCCAAGATGGGGTCAAAGAGTTCACGATGCCGACCACCTCGATCGTGGTCAAAGAGAAGCTGCGGGAAGCACTGGCCCATCACGGCGTGGTGCCCAACGCCAAACAGACTAACTCACTTTTTGAGTACTTCGTTGCATTCATCAAAACCCTCCAGTTCAAGAAGAAGGCAGAGATCATGAGAACACAATTTGGGTGGATCGAAAACGACAGCCGGTTCATTCTGGGTGAGCGTGAAATCACCAAGGACGGTGTGTTTTACAGCCCCCCGTCGATCGCCACCAAAGACATTGCACCCAACGTCGCTCCTCAAGGCAGTATGGAGCTTTGGAAAGAGGTGTTCAACCTCTACAACTTGCCGGGTCTGGAACCCAACGCCTTCGCGGCACTGACCGGATTCGGCTCCCCCCTGCTCAAGTTCACCGGCATGAAGGGCGCGATCATCAACCTGATTCACCGCGAGTCAGGCACCGGCAAGTCCACAACCCTGTTCATGTGCAACAGTATCAGCGGGCACCCCTCTGAACTGGCTTCGATATGGAAGGACACGGCCAACGCCAAGATGCACCGCCTGGGCGTCATGAACAACTTGGCCAATACGATCGACGAGATCACCAACATCCCCGCGATGGAGTTCTCGGACCTGATCTACGGTATCAGCCAAGGCCGGGGCAAGGACCGCATGAAGTCGCAGTCCAACGAACTGCGGATCAACAACACCAAGTGGCAAGGCATTACCCTAACGTCATCGAACGCATCGTTCTACGAAAAGCTGGGCGCGGCCAAGAACAGCCCGGACGGCGAGAATATGCGCCTGATCGAGTACAGGATTGAGCCGAGCCAGATCATCGACGTGCACACTGGCAAGCGCATGTTCGACCACCAGTTGATGGAGAACTACGGCCACGCCGCCGAGCCGTACATTCAGTGGCTCATCAACAACCAAGAAGATGCAATCGCCCTTCTGCGCAAGGTGCAGGCCCGCATCGACCGAGAGCTTCAGGTCACAGCCAAAGAGCGTTTCTGGTCGGCAGTCGCTGCTTGCAACATCACGGGTGGCCTGATCGCCCGGAGCATCGGCCTGATCGACATTGACATGGGGCGTGTGTACGAGTGGATGATCGCCATGCTCAACGAGATGCGCGGTGAAGTCAAAGCCCCCGAGATCAACCCCACGTCTATCCTGGGTGAGTTCATCAACGCCCACGCTCAAAACGCACTGGTCGTCAACGGTCTGGCCGACGCCCGTACAAAGCTGTTCGGCATGCCCCTGCTGGAGCCCCGTGGTGAACTGCTGCTGCGCTACGAGCCCGACACCCAGCAACTGTTCATCTCGGCCAAGGCGTTCAAAGACTTCTGCGTCAAGTACCAGATCAACTACCGCGACACCCTCAAGGCTATGGCCGAGTCTGGCGTATACGTGGATACCGTCAACAAGCGCATGTCCAAGGGCATGAAGCTGATCTCACCGGCAGTCCGGGTGCTGCACTTCTCAGCCGAGGGCTTCGACGTGGGCT